ACCATTTGCAAGCAAACCAAATGTCATAAGGGCAACAGGTCCAATTGCTCCTATTGCTACAGTTAGTACTACTATTGCTTTCTTTACACCAGAGGATAGGTTATTAAACTTTTCTAGTATTCCGCCAATAAATTCAACAATTGGTGTTACTGCTTCCAAGAATGTTTGTCCTACTGGAACAAGTGCAAGTTTTAAATCCTCAACGGATTTTCTAAACTTATTCATTGCAGAGTCTGCAGTCATACCTAATTCTTTTTCAGATAGCGCTGAAAGATCTTCAATAGATGTTCCTGCTAACTCAAGTACACGGGCTGCTTGACCGCTTTGATTTGTTACATTATCAAACAAAGTTGAAAGACGAGCAAACTGGAACTTACCAAATAGTTGTTCGATTGCTCTTGCACGGGTTAGCGGATCAAGTGTATCAAGGGCATTTGCAAAATCAATGACTGTTGCTTTAAGATCTCCTTGATTACCCTCAACAATCTTTTTAATATTTATTCCATAACCTGAAAGCATTGCAGATGCTTTTTCAGTTGGATTAATTAATGCTGCAAGACCCGACTTTAATGCGTTTGCGCCTTCTGATGCATTAATTCCACCCTCTTTCATTGCAGCCATAAAGAATGCTAAATCTTTTACATCTCCACCTAGTTGCTGAATAACTGGAGCAACCTTTGGAATTGCGGTTGTTATATCGTCAAGAGATACAACTGTTTGGTTTTCTACTGCGTTTAAGAAGTCGATAGATGATGCAAGGTTTTCAGAAGACATCTTAAATGCATTCTGCAATGAGATTGTTGTTTCAAGTGCCTTATTGGCATCAATTTGTCCAAGAACAGAAAGTCTGGTTGCTTCTGTTGTTTGACGCTGTAGGTCAACTCCAGAAAAACCTGCTGCTGCGGCTTCTGCTGCAAGACCAACTGTTTGAGAAACAGCCACACCATATTTTGTAAACATCTGGCCAAGTGCTGTAATATTATCAAGTGCTTGGTTTGTTTCTTCTGTTGGTGTAAATAAATCACCATAGACTTTTCTAAACTTTATTGTTTGTGCTTCCATTTCCATGAAAGTACGTGTTGCTACCGTTCCCAATGTGGCTAGTGGTAGAGTAAAACCAACCATTAACTGGCGACCAGCCCATTGGGTATTCTTACCAAAATTTAAAAGATTTGTAGATCCTTGCTTTACCAACTGATTAAATATTGCTTGTTTTTGTGCGGCTATTTGTGCTTGAGTAGAAAAATTACCCATATCTAGTTGGTTAGGCATGATAGCGATTGCCTTCATGGCACCGCTTGTATCACGACCTAGTTTTATATACTGGGTCTGAAGTCTTTTAACACGATCATCTGCTACTTTACCTATTGTGTCAAACTCAGACTTAAATAACTTTCCGAATGTTTTTGTTGATGCCCCTGCGTACCTAAAGTACTCACGCATTGAAAACTTATTTTTTTGCAGTGAATCAGTAAAAGACTCAGCAGTTGTTTTAACGGTGCGGAGTTCTGCAGAGAACGAGCCAATAGCATTTACGCTATTAAGAAAGTTCTTCTGCAGATCTCTCTGCGCCATTGCAGCAGATTCACTGCTTTTAGCGATAGATGTATGAAACTGAGATATCTGACGTTGTAAAGCCTTTAGTTGGGCTAACGCTGCAGACGTATCAATATTAACGCCAATATTAGCATTAACATCAGCCATCTATTTACACCTCGCTTTTTAGTTTTTGTTATTAATCGTTAGAGTCTGCAGCAAGTGTTGTGCCTGATGCTGCTTCTACGATCTTGTAGACAGTTGGTAAATCTAGAAGTTCTTCTAGTTTATCAATGTCGTCGGCTAGTTCTGGCTTATACTGCTTCATAGCAATCTGAACACATTCAACAAGAAGTGTCATTGACTTCTCATTATTATCCGCCACCGCCGCAACGCCCTCAAACTTTGCCATGAATGGACGAAGTAGAGAGATTTTTAAAGGACGAACAGAAATTTCTGTACCATCCATAAGTGTGAGTTTTTGAGCCTCATACTTTGTTGTTGCCATTTTGCCTCCTATTTAGGTTAACCTTAATTATAGCATGAATAGGCTAGTTTTTCATAAGGGCTGGATCTCTTGCATCTTCATAATCAAGACCCATACCAATACCAAATCCAGCCTTTATAGCATTTTGTCCTTGAAGGGCTAGAACATCATTACTGTCAGAAGTAGCACCGCCACTAAATACCCTAGCCTTCATGTCTTCCCATTCTTTTTGACCTTTATCAGAATTAGTAGCACCATCTAGGTCTACCCCCTGAATTGCTGCCAAAAACTTTTTTTCTTCATAATCTAATTCTCTTTTACTAGAAAGCGTAACCATTAATTCTGGCATAGATAAAGACTCTTCTAACTCTTTATAGTCTTTCCAAATTCCTAATATAAATACTTCTGCTTCTAGTTTTGCTAAATCAAGATCATCCCAGGTAGAACCGCTGGTCTTTGCTTGTTCTTTTACTGGTTCCTCTGATTTTTTATTTATCTTAATACCAGCAGCAATATCTATAACTTTATATATTGTGGGTAGGTCAAAATTATCTTCTACTGTATTTGCTATTTCTGGATAGTATTGTTTCATACAAATACCGACACATTTTGACAAAACTTCAATAGCCTCATCATCGTCTGAGGCATCCTTGATACCTTCAAACTCTATCATAAACTCTCTTAAATATTTAATCTTTAATGGGATAATTTCTAATTCTGTTCCATCAATTAAATAAATATTACCTTTACTATATACTTCTGTAGCCATTTTATCTATTCTATCATAGAAAAAACAAAGCCCACCCCCGAAGGGATGGGCTTGTTATTAATCTAAAACTAGATTATGTTGCTGGTGTCCAGGTACGATCTACGATCTTACCGTATGAACCAGATGTGTCCTCTGGTAGGAGACGGAATGATACTTCAAACATTGAAGCCTCATCACGCTTTGCAGATACTGTTACATTCTCAATTGAGAGTGCACGGTATGCGTTGTATGTGCGCTCTACGTATGCTGATTCCGCACAGTCGCCTGTGCCTGGACCTACAGCAATAATTCCACGCTCTACTGGACATTCGCCAATATCGCCTGCAGAAAGATCAAGTCTCTGTCCGTTAGATGTGCTCTTTGTGCCTGTCAACTGATCAGAGTTGTAAGCAAGTGCAAGAAGCAAGTTCTCAAGTGTGGCTTCAGCAAAAGCAGTTGCCATGTTCACTTGCATTCCTTGCTTGTATAACTTAGCAACGTCAAGAAGTTGGTCAACCTGTACTTCGCCGAAGTCTGGTTGGAACTGCAATTCAAGGCCGTTCATTGTATAACCTACGTTAGTAAAATCATTGTCATCAGCGATTGTCTCTCTGTATGACTCGGATGCTACATAAGCAGGTAGGGTTCCAGAAGTTAGTGTTGTGTCTGCGACGAAAAACGCTGCAGCACCAACAATAATGTTAGTAGACGTACCACGAGTGTATGCCATATTTTTTCACCTCTACTTTCAATAGAATCTATATTAAGTTGTTGGGGTGTTTCCTCAAAATAAGTATAACAGCATTTTTAAGTGTATGGGTTTTCATAGGCTACCCCGTTGACCGTAATATTGTCTATTGTGTGGTAGTCGTACTCAATAATAAGTTTATTTGCGTATAGAGTTCTGGCTGAAGCCAGTTCTAGGATGTCTCTTGTCTCATCTGCCTGATAGACACGAAAATTATGGAAGTAGACATTGAAGGGGATATTGTCTACCCCAAACTCTGCACACCATGCGTTTACATCTTGTGCGGCAGAATCTTCACGATCCAGGGCATCTGTAATAATTCTATGTGCATCTGTGATTTTGCTTAAGTTTGTGCAATATAGGTAGTAGACCACCTGCTCTCTTTTATTTCTATAAAATGGAGTTGGTCTAAATCTAATTAATCTTTCATATTGAATAAGTAGTGGATCCGATATACCAGGGGCTGCTACATAGTTTTTAAATACATCTTCTATATTTGTTGGACTAGTTGGGAATACGGGAACCATTTGTTCTGCACCGCTTAAAATGTCAAAACGTTCTAGTTGACCAACAACATATTGGTTAATAAAAGTTGGGGGAAATCCAGTTGATAATACATTTTCCATAATCTTATTCTACCTCAATCTTTGCATTTGTAATCCATTTATACCCAGTTGAAACACCTTTTGGCTTGCCTTGTTTTGATCCAGCACTGAAGTTCTTCTTATAGATAATTGGGTTACTGATGTAGTCTGATATACCGCTGGCTCTTAGAAAAGCCTGAGTAAAGTATCTTTTCATAAATTCATCAAATACTCTTTCAAAAGATCCCTGAACTTCTTGTCCACCTGGATTTCTAACAGTAATTGATTTTGATGTAAAAACAGTTCTGCCACCTTCATAAAATCTTAATACAGAATTTTTCTTTGGTGTGATTACTACTGGAATTCCGTCTTCCATAATTCTTGCTTTATTATAAAAAGGAACGCTACTGTCTTCTTGAACAGTTCTTGATTGTCTAAAGGTTGAATTAACAGACAAACCTAGATTACTAACAGTATAGTTAAGATCAAAGAGTCTTGCATTCGGGCTTCCAGTTTGATACCATTCATAAACGTGGTGTAAAGCGCTGGCATTAGATCTTGCTTCAACATCTATATACTGACCCAGAGCAAAGATAACGCCTTTACCAAGATTGTCTAAAAATACTTTTTTACCACGTTCTGCGCCTTCTAAGAATCCTAAAGAATAATTAGCAATATTTAGAAGGTCTTTTTCAAAATTGTTTGTTGTTAGTGAGACTCTCATTAGTCACCAACTGTCTGGTTCTCGGTTCTACGCAAGAGCATCTTAAAGTATTCTATATCTCCGAATGGACCAACAAAAGGCTCTAGTGTTCCTACCTCGTAGATTGTTCCACGGCCTGTTCTTGGGCCTGCCGTTTCTTTATATATTACTAAATCTGTTGCACTTCTAATGTTTGTAACAAGTACATTTGTTATTGCATTGTCTGCATCATTTGAAGAAATTCTTATGTCTGATTTTGATCTAGCAATAAGTTTTCCATCGTACTGTAAAAAAACTTCTGGCTTTAACTCTACGTCTCCCGCACCACCGATAGTACTTGCATTACATATAATTGTTCTATCAAATACCCATTCTTTATTTGCTTGTCCATAATTGTTTTGTGTAATTATTGGATAGTAAATATCTGCTTTCATTGGGTAGATAAAGTCTGTTGCCTCGCACTCAGCCATTATAAAACTCCAGGTGTGCCAAAGTTTGTAATATACTTTTCTAGGATTCTGTCTACTAAAATGTTGCCTGTTCCGCTAAGAGCAGACTTGTCAATTTTAATCTTATACTGGTCTGTAGAATAATCAAGTATATATCTCTTGTGATATTCCATTCTTCCACATTTAATATCATCAATAAGCATATTTGCTGCATCGTATACATCATAAGGAACTACCTTGTACCCAGTTTCTAAGGAGAATAAGTAGTTGAATGTTATTGGAAATGTAACACCTGCTGCAACTGCCAGCGTTACTGGACTATCTTCTGTGTCGTATAAATAGATAGAATCTGACTCACCAAGTGGGACACCCTTTGGGGTTCCAACGGCTCTAACATATGAATCGGTTGTTTGCTGATTCCACTCTTTAATGATTGCTGTCTTGTCTTTTGTTAATAGGTAACTCCACTCAAACAATGCTGCAGGATCTTGTGTTGAATCCCAGACTAGTTCATTGTTTTCATAAGCCTTTAATATTTTATAAACTCTATCCCAGATAGCAAGGTAGTCTGTTCCGTTGCCATTTACTTCATACCATGAGCGCTCATAATAAAAACCGCCAGGAACAATTGAATCAATTATTGCTCTTGCCAATGCCTCATATTTTGTATATTCAAGAATCTCGCTTGCTGTTCCAGAGCCATACTTTGTTGCTAGGGCAATTGGATTTGTATATGGTCGCATTATTTCTAGGTTGTCTTCAACAACTATGTCTCCCTCTTCTGCAATTTCAGAGGCGGTTGAATAAACAGCATCATATATTGTTAAAGAGTATGACTCGTCATAAGTATTAAATAAGTTTGGAAGAATATAGGTAATTTTAGAGTTTGCTGAAGATGTTATTGTTTCTGTAACATCGTTTACATTTCTAGTACTCTGATTAATTACTAAAATATAGTCTGTATTTGCTTCTGGCACATCATATGTGATAGTAAGCGGGTATGGTGGTAGTCGTAAAATCTGCATTAAATCTTACCGTAATGTCTGGCTACTTCTTTAGGCGATGCTTCACGAACTGCCTTATGATTTAGCCACTTAACGGATGCCTCCTTTGTGACAATGTTATATCCCTTTTCAAGGGCACCCACACCGTTCCAATGAAGATTTCGCTCTGAATACAAAGCCATCTTGTCTGTTGGAAACTCTAGCGCTTCTTTTTGTTCTTTTGGTCCTTCTGCTTTTTTTGTTTCTTTTACTTCTTCTACATCTTTTCTTGGTACAAAAGGCAAAATAGCCTCTAGCATTTCTTCTTTTGTGCTTGTTCCATATAGATCAATATTGTTCTTTTTTGCATAGGCTTTTAATTGTGGTACTGTTTTCTTGCTAAATTTTTCTACTACTTCTACTGTTGTTGCCATCTTATCCTCCACTGCTATTATATCAGAGATAACTTATCTTCTACTTGCTCTCAATGTTTGTGGTCTTCTAATACCGCTTGGTGTTCCAGAAATTGTTATATTATCACCAAATATTGGTGTTGGTATATTTCCTAAAACATTATTTTGTGTAATCATACCACTTGGACCCATTATTATTGCCCCACCTACCCCGCCTACTGCAATAGCGCCATCACCATCATGTTGATGTGGAACTGTTGGATTTCCTGGATAAGACATAATGCTCCTTAATTGATAAAGGAGGACAGTTTGACCTGTCCTCCCTATCGTTTAGTTTGTTATAAACTATTATACTGTAGGATCTGATGCTGCGTCTGCATAAGCAACCGCATCAAGTTCTTCCCACTGTAGACCAAAGCGGACGAATACTGTGTATTCAATTGTATCCTTCTTTGGCTTGTACTCACGGTTTACAGTGATATCTCTCTGGAATCCCCAAATACGGTTAGCAGGGAATGTCAAGTCGACATAATCTGCTGGGTAGTAAGGGACTTCTTGTACGTCAATTCCAAGAACACGTGTTGTACGTGCTCCGCCGAATGTCTGTGCCTGTCCATCAAGGTATGCCTGACGGTTGCGCTCTGTACCTGCAGCACGAGGAGCAAATGCTTCTGCGATAGCATCAGCAAGTGTTCCGTTGTTCTTTACGATACCTTGGAATGCATCTGTACCAGCGTAGAACTTTAGGTTCTGCTTTAGTGCACGATACTTACGTGGCATTGCAAGGATAATATCCTGCATTACTTCAGTTGTCCAGTTATCATCAGTAACAGTAACGAGTGCTTCGTGAGCATCGCCATCATTCTCTACCTTGTGTACGAAACCTTCCATGATTGAAAGGAAGTTTCCAGTTGAACCATCGCCATTAATAGCAAGGTCTTCGATATCGTTAGCAAATGCGTTTGTCATCAAGCGAACTAGATGATCTTCAAGCGCTCCGCCTTCAATATTATCTTCAAGTGCTTCTGTAGATACTTCCCAGTCAAGACGAATCTTCTTGGTTGTTAACTCTACTTTTGTAAATGTTGCACCTGCGTTTGTGTAATCATAACTTGCCTGTGCAGCAGCACGAATAACACGCTCACCAACGTTAACTTTTTCAAGTTCCATGGTGTTTGCTCGCATTGTAACTCTACGACCATCTTTGGCGAGAACTGTTGCATCCCACACGTAGTCGATGAAGCGACGAGCCTGCTCTGGAAGTAGAATACCTCCAGGTGTACCAGTTGGGTTTACTGCGTTAGCGCCATTGGTTACACCAAAGTTTGCTGTTGCAATATTTCCCATTTCTGCTCCGACATTTGAAGTGGTTGGGCTGGTAGCAGTTGCTCCGCCAATACCACCAGATGCGAAAGCACCATCACCTGCGTGTTGGTGGCTTACGGTTGGAGAGCCTGGATAGTTCTTTACGATTTCTTGTTCCGACATATTGTTCACCTCCTAGTGAATAGTACTTATTGGAATAAGTCGGCTGTTTTGAGGAAACGACCGCCCCATAGGGATTTTTGAGTCTTCGTTTCCGAAAACTCCTGTACAATCTCGCCGAGATCGCCAGACTTGCGGAAAGCGGTGTCTTTTTCGACCATATCTACTCGCTTCCCAAACTCATTAAAAGAACCCTTAACTTCTTTTACCTCATTTGATACAGTTTTAACTTCACCTGTAACAGCATCAAGGGACTTTGTAATTGCTTCAACAGTAGCCTGCATAGACTTTACTGTTTCTGCTAGATTGCTCAAGGCATTAGTTAGATTTTCATTGATTGAAGAAACTGCTTTAGCAACTTCTTCTGTTGCATTAACAACAGCATCAACTGAATCATTTGCTTCTTCAACAACAGGTGCTTCTTCAGCCTCTGGTGCTGCTTCTGCTGCTGGCTCTGTAGCAGGAGTATCCTCTGCAGGAACTTCTACTGGAGCCTCTTCTACAGCAACTGCTGCAGCCTCTGGAGCAACCTCAACATTTTCAACCAACTCTACTGTTTCAGCACCTAGTGCGTTAACGATTGTTGTTTCTTCTGTCATAGGATTTTCCTCCTCTGTCATCTTAATTGTTCTAATGCCTTTTGCACTATCAACTAAGAACTTTATTTTGTCTGTATTTTCTGAATCTGATTTTTCAACAAAACCAATATTTTTCATAGGCTTACCAGAAGTAGGACTATCTGCTGAATCATCTTCTGACATTAATACAATATCATTCTCTGAATCCCAGAATACGTTTTTAACTTCTGTCTTTGAAAGGTATCCACTAACTGTATTCTTACCGTCTACTTTTTCAATAGAGATAACATTAGCAAATTGGTTTGCTGGATTATCAACTAGTGATAATTCAAACAATTCATACTCTTTAATTATACGCACTGATTTATCAAGTTTTTCATCAAATGTATCATCTGACTTTGTGATATTGCCACCGATTGAAAAACCAGTTAGTGTGCCATCAAGTACCTTTTCCCAGGTATCCTGTGCACCCTTTGAGACATATGCAGAAACATATACCCCGCTATAAAACTTCTTTGATTGAGGCTCAAAATATCGATCCTCTTTAAATGAAACAATCTTTCCAACAGCACTTGGCTGGTGCATCTCACGTAGATTTCCACGGAACTTTCTAAATGCTTCTAGGCTTGCCTCTGTTGTAACAATATCATTTTGCTTGTCAATATTGTCCAATGTTGCAAAACCTGATACAATTCTACGCTCCTGGTCTACCTTGCCGATTGGCATAGAAAAGCGAACGTTGTTGCCTTCAGTAATCCAGTGTGCTTTATTTATAATCATGGCAGTATTATTATATCAAACCTTTTTATGGTTTTCTCAACTATTGAGATGATCTTCCTTCTCCTTGTGGATTTCTACCTTCAAGTGTTGCTGTAGAGTCTGAAGAGTTGTTTGCTCTTTCAGCATCCCGCTGACGATTCCCAGCAAGATTTGCTCTTGCATCTGTTGCTTGTCTTGGTGTCATAGAGAATGGAGCATTACCTTCTCCATCTGCTCTTGGAGGCATGTCAATCAATTCACGAGCCTCATCTGGAGTAATAACTTGTGTCTTAACATATCTTTCAATGATTTGTGATTGAGCAATCTCATCTGTAAGTGTAAGTTCGTTAAACTTAAGACTAAGAATATCTGTTTTTTCTTTAATAATCTTATTAATAACCTTTTCAAGTTGTGCCTGTGCTGGACGAGCAACCTGCTCTTTAAAGGTTCTATCCTGTGACATAGCAGCAGCAATAGCGCCTGAATCTGATCCGCCTAGTTTTGAAATAGGAACCTGGTGTGCTACAAGAATATCATCACGATTTTGTTTTCTATATCTTTCAAATGATGCTTCCTGAATTGCAGTTTCAACTGGCTCCATCTTAAACTCAACCTTGTTGTTATCTGTATCTCCAGGAAGTGGAATATACAGTGTTCTATGGTTTTGTCCCTTGAGTCCAGACTGAAGGAATCTAAACATTTTATCTTCTGCATCAGCAGATAGTTTTGCACCCTTGACTGTAATAATATATCTTGGGGCTCCCTTATTTTGGAAGTAGTCTATATTGTATTGAGCAGCAAGTGAGTCACCAATTAATGATGATACCGCTGAAATAATATCAGGAATTCCATAATATGTGTTTAATGGAGAATATTCTTTGATGTGAATAATTTCATTTGGGCGAGTATCTGTTGTCATTGGGTTTGTATTGGTTGCACCAAAGTTGCGGAAGTAAACCACTTTCTGACCAATAATCTGAACAAAGCCATCACGCAGTCTTCTTACACGCACAGTTGTTGATGGGATGTGTCCAATATATCCAATGTCTCCAGTTACGGTTCTACCAATTTCTAGAAATCCATTTCCAGTTGCCTGAAGATCTGTATAAACTTTTTCCATGCTTGTTGTAAATGAGTCATCATCATTGAGAGCCTCTAGCCACTCACGCATTTCAAGTTTCATTCTTTCAATTCTGCGACGTGCACGATCTACAGCACCCTGATCATCATTTGTCTCAAAACGTAACATTGTTCTATCTGTAATATCAAAGCGGTATCCAAGACCAACAACGTTTTCTACCTTTGCATCAATAGCAGCATGATTTGCAAAAGATGTGTCATAGTAACTTGCTAACTCGTACATGTTGTATGGTGGTGTAATTACATCAAATAGACCGTATCCATTTCTGTATACCGTTCCAGGATTAATCTGCTTTGATTCTGCACCATCTCCAGCAGGAACTGCGTTTGCAGAATTTAGATATTGTGTTGAAGGCTCTACTGTATTGTATGCATATGTTGCTTTAGAAACTGTTCTTGAGGTTCTGCGCTTGAAGTTTTGATCAATGCCAACATAGTCTTTTAGTATTGTCCAGTCTTTTCCAAACGGATCTTGTGACTTAAAAAGATTTTCAGACTCTTCTTGAGTTCTGATACTTGCTTGAATATAATCGTAATCTTCGCTCATGCTTCGTACGCATCTCTTCCATGTTTGTTCATTGTGTCTTGTGCGGCTTTCCAAGCACCAAGATCGTTCATTGATGGAATAAGTCCCTGCTTCATTCTATCGATTTGTTCTGAATGCTCTTCTTCGCTAATTCTAGTAAGTCCAGGAACAAAGACCACTTCTCCGTCCCCCTCATCACCATAATACTTTGCTGCATTCTTTAGTTTAGTAATTTGTGCAATATCTCCACGAGTAGACTCAATGTTTAACACATTGCCCTCTCCATCGGTAAACCATTTACCGTCTGATTTCTTATAAACATACAGTCCCCAGTTGTATTTCTTTTCAATGACCTGACGACGTACATTTCCTACAATAGGCTTACCAGTTTTTGGACTAATTAATGGATTCATGTACTAAAGTATACCAGATTAGACTGGTGTTCCGAGTCTAATAGTCCATGTTGTGTCGTTATAGACCTTAAGTTTCTCTGCATCGAACACCATGCCCTCTTCATCATCAATAATAATCTTATTTGTTCCAATATACGTCTTATAAACGTCAGAAGGAAGAACTCCATAGAGATCTGATGCAGAAATAACAAGAACGCCTTCCCAATTAAAACTATTAAGCCAGAATTCCCAGTCAAAACTTGTAACACCGTCAGTTTCAACCTTAAGCCACGGTCTAAGAAGATTACTCTGAACCTGCTGTAGATTATTTGCTTGGTAGAAGGCAATATTATTAAATACAAGAGGACCAGTCAAATTAATAGAGCCAAGGAATAGGTCAAAACTTAGAGCATTTGCAAAGGCAATTCCAAGAACACCCCACTCTTTAATTGTTAATACTGGCTCTCTTACAATTGATCCATTTAAGAAATAGGATATTCCGTTATATAGGCTGTTGGTAGCCTGACTCATTGCATAGATTCTTGCTCTTGTTCCGTCTGGATTATCTGCAACCATATAAAACTTTATAGTGTCTGCTTTATAGTTTACTTCAAAAATTTCTGTTGGTGTAATAGGAAATGCATCTTGGTCATAGCGCATCCAAACCTGGGCTGCACTTATACGATAGTTATCTGCAATATTTTGGTTAATTGGAATTGACATTCCACGACTTACAAATGGGTCAAAACTTCCACGTACCTCTACGCCAGAAGTTCTATTTAAATATAGATATGGAGTGCTTCCTTTATAAATACTAAATGGATTCTTTGCCTTATAGTCATAATACAAACCAGACCTTGTATATGGGAACATGTTAATACCAAATCTAGTACCGACTGGATTAAATGAGTTATCATTAAATGCCTGTGATGCAAGTTCTAGTCTTCTTAATTGAATAGGCTTTTTCAAAATACCACGAATGTTAAAATCAAGATGATATACCAAAGCAAGGTCATTGAAGTCAACAGTCTTTGTTGGATAAATTAAAGTATTGTCTACCAACTCAAACTTTGTTGACAGCCAATCTGGATACTCGTCCATGTCAATGATTGCTCCTTCTTTTGCTGGAAGCACCGTTGTAAAGTCTGACTGTGGAGCATTTGCTCCTGCTGCAATATACTGAAAAGTTATATAACTTCTAATAGATGCATCTGATGTATCATACTCATAATACTTCTCTGCTCTTTGGGCCATATCTTCATAATTATTCCAGCCAGTAAACAAGTTATTATCTAGTTGTAAATATGTTCTTTGTACTGGGTGTGAGTATTCTTCTAATAGTTCTTGATATGTCCAAGAACTAGTTGTTTCATATTCCGCTAGTTTTGTGGGTGATGGATACCCAATATTAAACTGCAAAAAGTCTAAATCATAGTATTTATTTCCAACATCGTTTGTGACAAATTTTGCAAAATATGAAAGGGGCATGTAGTCTTCCCAGTAACCAGAAACACCAATGTCAAGGAAGTATGATCCATATGCCTGCAGTGGCAAAAGAGTGTAACTTGCAGTATGCTCAAGAAGTGCTATAGCATTTGCTGATTCAGCAGAGCCTGTTGCTAAATAACTATCAACGATTGCTGTTCCATTATCTTCAAAATGATCACTTACTTCTAAAGCATTATAGTTTGTTGATAAACCAATAGAGTATATGTTGCCAGTAAACTGGTATATTCCGTCTGCTTCGCCTCCAACATACATCTTTAATCCATTTTGATTTCCAAAGAATGTTGCAACATTTCCACCAAAAGTGGCTACAAGAGTTTGAATCTCAATTCCTGCTGCAAACTTTTCTCCAGAAACAATTATGTCACTTCTAAATATTTCTTCCTCTACTCCATTAAAGTATAGGTAGTAATGAATTTCATCTAAGTCTTTTCTTATACTAAAGTAGTTTCCTGTTATAGGGTTATAAATCTTAAAAAGTGTTTCTTCTGTCAAAAGATCTTCTGATGAGAAAACACCATAAATTGTATGGATGGCATCGTTTAAAACATTAAAGTTAGGAAAGTTAAAATAGCATCTGTCTGAGTTCCAGGAGTTGTTTGGTCTAAATGTTATAAAGTTATAATCTAGTGGATCTTGTATTTCTTTATTATCTGCATAAAGTTCTATAAGAGTTTTTGAGTCAAGCCCTATTTCTGGAAGAGAATATTGTGGTGTAGTTAAAGAGTTTGATGTTGTTGTAAGATTGTCAAAGGCACCCTGCTCCCACTGGGCAAAGTCTGGATAGTTGTAGTTTGCTGTGTAGCCAGCAAATGGATAATCTACAAATGCTGCTGTTCCTCCGTATGCTGAGTTAATTCCTTCTGGAGACAGAACGCCTTGTCCATATACCCATCTACGCTTTGCAATATTAATTGCAACGGAATATGGATAAATTGCAACACAGTCTACCTCAACTGGAGTAACGTCTGTATAAGCATAAAAGCCTAGCCAGTCTTGACTGTCGCCAGACTGATCAAGCATTTCTGGAAGATCTAGAGTATCTGTATTAATAGGAAGATTAATAATTTCTTCTCCATTTAACAATACCGTTGCATTATTTCTAATTACTCTAACATGAATAAGCATTGGCCTAAACCACTCACCAACGAAATGAGAAGAAAATTCGGTGCCTATTACAAGTGTTAAAAATCCAGACTCAACATATAGTCCGTCATTAGATGAAATTGGACCAAATATTTTTTTAGGCTCATATGCATTAGAGTTAATTCTTGTCCAGAACTCAACCGTATATTCTTTATACTGGCCACTCTTATTTAAGAAACCTTTTCCTGGAACAATCAAAGAAGGTTTGTTATTAGAGTTAGGAGTCATTCTTGTAATATTGCTTGCACCAAATACCATTGGCACTCCGCTGTTTCTTGCAATCAAAGCATTGTTATCTACAAGATAGTATCCAACTTCTCCAGCAAGACCATATGGATCTGCCTGTACTGCTTGGGTTGCAGAAAGTGCAATGTTTGTTGGAAAAGATACTGGTGTAACACCTAAAGAAGTTGTGCTAAATTCTTCAGACCATTGGCCTGCTGTAATTCCATTAATGTAGAAATCATAATCTCCAGCACTGCCACCACTTGCATAGTTTAATTTTATAACAACCTGAAAGTCAGTGTTCTCGTCTACTATATCAAATGTTCCAGATACAAAACTCCATGATTGAAAAACGGAAGTTGTAAAAAACTCTAATTCTTCTACTGGTAAAGAAGTAGTTGTATCTATATATCTAAATCCTATTTCTACAGATTGTAGGTATGCACTATTTGAATAGAAATATGACCCAATAGAAAAAGATCCAAGGGTACTATTTAAGTCTTGGAAATTAACTAAGTCTGGACTTATTAGTGTAACTGTGTCTGTTGCGCCAATTGGAACATCACCCTCAACAAGTGTTGTATAACTATCTGGAAAAGGTTCTCCAGTTACTCCAGAACCAGAGGTTACGGATGCATTAGTTATGGTCCAGCCATTTCTTATATCTCTTTGGTTTTCTGTAATTAAAGAAATATAGTCAGCCTGGTCATCCAATGCCCACAAGATAGTTGGGTGCTCTGAATAAACCTTTTCTGCATATAAATTGGACGGCTGAGACATGTTACTCCTTAGCCTTTATTATAGCATTTTACAGTTTTATTTCGCATACATCTGTTGTGCAATAGGCCTCGCCCATAGCCTCAAGATTGTCAACTCCATCATAAATTGCATCCCAATTAATCTTCTTAATTTGACCAAGATATGCTTCATATTCTTTTCTTGTAATCTGAGTATATGGTTGTTGAGGATAGGTATGATTTCCCATTGGTAAAAATGATACCGCCTTGAGTTGGCCCTCATACATATGAAGTGCTGGAGCAACATGCTTTGCTTCTGTTTCTTTGTCAAATGAAAGGGTAACAGAAACACCATTATCTGACCAATACTTTTGAGCAGTTGCAGCAAGAGCAATCTTTTCAAATAATGTTACATCTTTCTCAGAACGTGGATGTCCTGAATGTACTGGGAAATATACTACTTGAGTATTTGCTGATACAAGGTCTTTTTCAATCTTATACCCCGCTGCTTTAAATAAATGAAGCATCGGATCTGTTTCACCAAAACGAATAGCACGTAGGAAGTATTCTCCTCCTGGTCCCCAGTGAACTCCAGGTGTTGCGCCAGAAAGAATTGAAACAGAACCTGATGGCTTTACTGTTGTTACACGAATTGATTCACGTACACATAGCCACTCTGAATACTTGTGGTCATAGTGACGAATCTTTTCATAGCCTTCATCCATCCATTCACGAGTTGCTGGAAGTCCTCTTTCATCTGCAAAAGATGCAATTCCCGTTAGAGATGTTCCAATGCGACGATTACGCTGCATGATACCGTTTGTCTGTTGCCAATGTGTTGGAAGAAGGGTTACAGTCTTTCCATAAAGATATGCAAACTTCAATGTCTTGAGGAAGTCTTCCTTGGTTTCATGACGATTCAAGTGCACTTCTACAAGTGTACAAAGTTCGTATGATTCCAATGGCTGCTCCGCACAAGGATTGAAGCCCATTACACGGAAGTCTTTTCCGTCTGCTGGATCTTTTAGTCGACCATAATTCCTGGCAACATCAAGCCAAATAAAACCTGGCTCTCCATTGTCAACAATTAAATCTATATATTTTTCATAATCCATTCCTACATTTGCAGAAATAGAATTATTAGACATCCATGCCCAACCTGGATTTTCTGGATCAAATGAGTTGCGCTCAGGGAATGCTTCTGAGTTTTTTAGATTAATAAAATCTTGGTCTCCTGGTGCACCCAAAGCAAGGGTAGCAGAACGACGTACATTTCCAGAAACAACACATGTACCAATAAGGTTTACAATGTCTGTGATTGCACGAGAATCTAACTTCTCTCCCGCTCTACCGCCAATAACTTTACGAATACGTGTATGGAGGTCAATCAATGGCTGTGGACCGCTTGCAACCCCTCCAAAGCCCTTAATAGGGGCACCTAGAGGACGAATCAAAGAGTAGTCAAACTCCTGAATGTTCTGATTTGGGCGTAGAAATGAATTTAGCAAGAATCTAACAGATTCAACCCATCCTTCACGAGTGTCTGGAATTTGATAGTTAGATACTGGCTCTGTTGGTGCATAAATTGGATATTCTTTCTCAGCACCGACGGTATCAAATCCAACTCCAATACCCAGCATTAATGCATCCATAACCCATGCAAATAATGCACCAGGATCATTACGATCAATGTCACGAGTAGAAACCATTGCACAATTTTGCAATGCTGCAGAGTTCTTCTTTTCCATAGTCATGTGTGTACCAAACGTCCACATACCGCGACCTGGTGGAGTCCACTTAAGATTGAACATACGCTCATAGGCTTCTTGTGCAGACTTCTGAGCCTTGTTATCATTCCAAGGAAGTCTGTTTTCCTTAGCATGGTTCTTTTGAACTGAGTACATACCCTCAATTACACGCTTACAAACCTCATGCCATCTTTCTTTTGTTCCGTCTTCCTTGATTCTAGAATAGGTACGAATGAAAGTGATTTCTCCTAAAGAGTTATTGCCTGCGTCTGTAAAGCCAAAAGGAGGCTCAACCTCCTTGTATTTTGCAATAAAATCATCTAACAAACGAAAAGAAAAGATATCTGACATTGAATTTGTAAACCTCTCACTAAAAATAATAATAGAACTTTACATATTGTAAAGTAGTCTAAGTATATCACATGATTATATTATTTTTTTACGCTTAATTTAAAACATTAAGTATAAAGTAAAGGTTTAGTACTTTTGATTTTGTAAAGTAATTAACTAATTACAAGTCCAGACTTACCATTTTTAACTTCTCCCCATGTAAGGACTGGTAAGGCTGCTGATATTGAAATACCGTTAATTTTATAAGATTTACCTGTAAGTAAGTTCATGTGCTCGGAAGATGTCCAAGCATCTGTTGCATCTACCCAATTAAAGGTTTTACTTGTTGCACCAGTTAATGTTATACCGCCACCATCTACAGCAACATCTGATGTAGAACCATATCCAAGAATAATATTCTTGTCTTCCACCTGAAGTGTTTGTGTATCAATCGTTGTAGTAGTTCCATTTACGGTTAAATTTCCAGTAACAATAAGGCTGTCATTTATTGTTGTGGTGCTTGTTGCCGAACCGATTGAAATAGTAGATGCTGCTCCAGCAAAGTTAACTGTTGTTGCGGTTGTATTCAAAAGATTAAAAGATGTACTTGCTGTAGTAAGAGATGTTCCAACAGATGGACTTGTTAGTGTCTTGTTAGTTAATGTCTGAGCAGTTGTAAGATCTGCTGTAAATGCTGTATCAATAGAAAGGGTTATGTCTCCACTTGATCCACCGCCTGAAAGACCTGAACCTGCAGCCGTTGTTATTCCTGTAATATCACCAATACTGATTGAACCACCAAGAGAAACGCTTGATCCGTTTATTGTAATAGCAGAGTTTGTTAAGGAAGCGTTATCAATATTAGAAAGAGTATTTGTAGAACCAGAAATGGACTTGTTGCTTAGAGTATCTGTTGTTGCACGACCAACTAGGGTGTCTGCTGTACTTGGAAGATTTATTGTTATGTCTGATGCTGGCTCTGTTACTGTAAGAGATGTCTCATAGGCATCTGCAGTAGCGCCTTCAAAAACAACTGAAAGAGCAGTAATTACATTTTTGCTTCCATCAAGGCCTGCGACACCATCTGCTGCATTTTTTTCTGTAGAAGCAATTGCTCCAATTTCATTTGGTGTTATATCTGCTGCTGCTTGATAGTAATCTAGTTCAGACCAAAGAGATTCACCATCTCCAATTTTAAAAGAAGTAAGTGTTGAGTTATACCCAATTTCTCCTTCATTAAGAATTGGGTCGGCTGTATTCCATTCAGAGGTTGTACCCCTACGCATTTGAATTCTAACTGACACAGCAAACCTCCGTATTATGTTTAATTATAGCAGAACTTGTCATGCTGCTCCACCGCCGCTTATAACCATTGTAAATGATGTTGTGGCTGGTGATCCACCATCTAGTGATGTTCCAAGCCATGGGCCAACAGGACCATTACCCTGATATGTATAAACATCTTGAACAAAACCATCTGCATTGTGGTTGTGATCTGTAACTGAAGCGGTATCATCATAATTAGCCATTGCATACCAAGTACTAGAATAATAGTAATAAATTCTATTTGTATTTGTATCTAAATGCATTGCACCATTTGATGGACTAACTGGAAATGTACTACCAACAGTAATTGCACTTCCAGTAAATGCCGTAGTCTGTACAGAGTTATCAGGGAATGTGACTCCAGTGGCAACCTTAAGTCCTTGTCTTACAACAAAGTCTTTATTATTAGTCGTCACTGAAGTTCACTGTCCCTTCAGTCCACATTACGCTTCAATAAGCGTCTTGTGAACCTTTACTGTAGTACCGTTTGTAGATGTTACTAACAAGCGAACGTTGCCACTTAGGTAGTCTGCATCTGTTGTTCCAATTTGTTCATTGCTAATTACATCAGCATATTCTGTTAAGTAAACATTGTTATTTGCATCAACTGTTACTAGAACTTCTAGAACTTCAATGTCATTACCGTTCTTCATTTGAACAGTATACTTTGCAGTGCTATATGTTGTTGCTGACCATGTATCAACTACTGTTGCACTTGTTGTGCTTACGCTTGTTGTTGCTGTTCCAATAAGAGCATCTGTCAGTGTTACTGAACCTGCTGTTAATGAACCAGAACCGATAGACAGTGCTGCAAATGTTGGACTAGATGTTGTTGCAATTGACTGTGGTAGAGATAGTGTTACTGATCCAGTAGATGCAGATGCTGTAATCTGATCTGTTGTTCCAGCAAGGCTTGTTACACCAACGTTAGTAATTGTAAGAATATCTGATGTTGATGCATATGATGCGCTGATTCCTGTACCGCCAGTTACAGCACCACCAAATGTATCAATTGCAGATGTGATGTCTGCTGTAAAGGCTACAGTTCCAGAATCATCCTTAAATGTAATTGTTCTATCTGCAGTTGGATTTGTTACTGTAAGAGTTGTTTCGTGGTCATCAGCACTTGATCCCTCAAACACAATGCTTGAGTCATTTAATGTAAGTCCAGTTACAACTGGTGTTGTAATTGTTGGGCTTGTTAATGTCTTGTTTGTAAATGTCTGTGCTGTTGATAGGTCTGCAGTAATTGTTGTATTAATGCTAAATGAGTTACCAGTTAGTGTTAATCCGTTGCCTGCAACATATGATCCTGCACCAGAGAACTGTGCAAAAGTAATTTCAGTTGTTCCAACAACTACTGAGTTGTTAGTACATACGTATCCAGTATCTGCATTTGTAGTTCCTTGCTCAACAAATGTAAATGCTCCTGGAAATTCTGCGGCTGCATTCATGTCTGTTGAACGAGTAGGTGCTCCAGATGCTGCAACTACGTAAATACCGTTTGCTGTTGCATCTGTTTGATTCTTAATAAGAATTCTATCTCCAGTTGCAAGCGTTACACCGTCAATTACGCTTCCGTCGTCAAATGCAGTAGCAAGTGCTCCGTTTTCGGTTGTAGCAGCCTTTACAGAGGCCTTAATATCTAGTCCCTGTGCAACAGAGTCTACGTATCCCTTTGTTGCTGCTTGAAGATCTTCTGTTGGAGCGGCATTAAGAGTAACTGATCCTGGGAATACTACTGCACTTGGAAGTGATAGTGTGATATCTCCAGTTGTTGCACTTACTGCAATTTGGCTGGTAGTTCCAGAAACACTTGATACTCCAGAAGTAATGTTTACTGATCCACCAAGAGAAATTGCGTTTCCATTGATTGTGATAGAAGAGTTTGTAAGTTTTTCATTTGCAATTGATCCTGCAAGCATTGCATTTGTAACAGAACCAGTATCACCTGTTGTTACAACTGTACCGTCAACATTTGGCAAAGTAATTGTTCTATCTGCGGTTGGATTTGTTACTGTAAGAGTTGTTTCGTGAGCATCAGCGCTTGATCCCTCAAACACAATACTTGAATCTGAAATAGCAAGTCCTGAAACAATTGGGCTTGTTAGTGTTTTATTTGTAAGAGTTTCTGTTCCAGCAATTGTTGCGAAATCAGCATCTGTAAGTGCAGTATTAAATTCTGCAAGTGTACCAGTTAGTGTATTTGAAGTAAGAGAAACAGACTTGTTTGTAAGAGTGTCTGTTGTAGCCCGACCAACAAGAGTATCTGTACTTGTAGGTAATGTTAAAGTTCCAGTATTTGAAATTGATGAAATTATTGGAGTTGTTAAAGTCTTATTTGTAAGAGTATCTGTTGTTGCTCTACCAACCAAAGTATCTGTAGCATTTGGAAGGGTTACTGTTACATCTTGTGTTGGCTCTGTTACTTGCAAAACAAGTTCAAAGGCATCTGGTGTTGCACCTTCAAAAGTAATCTTATCTGCAAATATAGGATCTGTAGATACTGTTGCAGTAATTTTTCCTGTTGTGTCATTGTATGAAAATGCAATACCGCTCTGAGTGCCATCAAACATGGCCGCTGTGGTATCTTGTAAAAATTCTGTAGATGCTTCTGTCAGGACTGTTGATCCATTTACAGTAGCCGATGCGCCTTCAACTACGAGGCCATTTTTAATACGAAAGGCTTTGTCGACTGTAGCCATTTGTTTCTCCTTTAGGTCAGGCCTTCAAACCTGTACGGTAGAACCGTATGGTCATCGGGCTTAGTGCTGGTGTAACTGTCATGCTAATTGTACCAGAATTTAAATTAGCAGTGATATTCCCTACATTGCTATTGGTATTAGCAACAGAGGCAAATTCTGTAATATTTTGATTAGTACCATCAAAAACTATATTTATTTCTGTACTTCTATATGAAGAAGATCCAGCATGGGACATTTGAACCATATACTTGATTGTTCTCCAAGTTGATGTGTCTATTGTGTCAAATACTGTTGCTGCTTCAATACCGTTGATTGTGACCGAGTTGTTTCCATCTCCACCTAAAGAGTCTGCTCTGTATGCGGTGGTATCAATTAGGTCAGTAAAGTCTGCTCCAGTAGGTCTATCACCTGTCTCAAACTTTGCTTTTAATTGATTTATTGGTAGGACGGCCATATCATTGATTATATCATAAAATATAGTTATTAATACCAATGATGGCTATGCCAATTGGTGGTACGTTTTGTGGGCCATAAGAAGGAACCATTATATTTATAACTTTTATCTTAAAGGGCACCTTATAGATGACTTTTGAAAGACGAGTATAATTATCGTTTATAACGGTTGCTGTAGCCATCAGTCTGTAATGTCTTCAATCATTTTTATTTTACCCTGCAAAATTGTCCAAACAACTGCATTACCACTGTTAGCCATCTGAATATCAAACTCATCATTTGTTTCTAAAATTTCTGTTTCATCACTTGCAAGATATACTGTAAATTCTCCTGGGCCATCATCTTGGTCTGCTTCTGGAAAAATTTCTAAAATAACAGAAGATGTAGTTGATCTAGCAAAGTCCATTTTAATTGTCCAGTCTTCAATTACTAGTGGATCACCAGCGTCATCTTGTACATACATCCTAAAGGATGCTGTATCGCCCCTAACCATTGTCCAAATAGACTGTGGTGGCGCTGAACCTATAGCAACATCTTTTTGACTTCTATATTGTGCCATTATGCTAATCCTGCTTTCATTGATCCCCACGTACCGTTGCCTTTAAAAGATCCTACAAGAATAATACCAGTAGTACTATTTGATTTTGCAACAATACCAACTACTCCAGAATTTGTTTCAGCAGTAATTGGTTGAGTTGTTGTTAACCCACCACTTGATCCAACATATAGTCTTGCTCCTACAGAATATGAAGAAGTATTAATGTCAGTAAATACACCTGATATAACAACAACTCCATCACTACCATTGCCAATTGCAGATTGTGCTAATCCAATTACTGGAAATGTTGCAATAGTGCTTGCTTGTGATTTTGTTATTCTTGGTTTGCTGGTACCAAAACCTGATATGTATACAGGATCACCCTTAGCAATA